AAAGAATAAATCCTCCACCAATGGAAACAGGTGATGGTGATCTTGGGTCAGATGTATTAGCACAATCTCAAGAAAATGCAGTTGCTTCGGGTATATCAAAATCACAAGTTGTTACAGTTGTAAGTGCTGATAATTCTTCTCAATCTGCTGATAGAACAAGTGTTGTGATGGAATATAATCCATATGGTCCTGCTTTAGAAGGCAGCGATAGATAAAAAAGGGAGCCTTTCGACTCCCCATTCACTTAAGGATAAAAAGGATTATCTGTAATATACTTTGGTAATTCTACAGTTTCCTTTTTTTCAATCTTATAATTTTTCGCTCTCGCTGAAAGATTTTTTTCCCTAAGAGATTTTTTGACAGCTCTTTGAAAGAGCATAGTTTGATATTTAGTCATAACATCTCCTAAAAGATGCGTTCCTTCGGTATCATTACCTACTTCCGTCTGTTTCCAGATGAACGAGTAATGCGTTCCTTCGTCACTTATGACTACTTCCGTCCTAAAAGGATGAACGTAATATTATTTATATAAAAAGGGAGCCCGAAGGCTCCCCAAGTTTCGACTGCGGTATGTATACTTACCCAGCCTGGCCGCCTAAGCGACTACGATTCTTTTGCTAGTTTTGCAAAATAACTTAAAGTATCATCTTCATCAGAATCAGATGAAGCTGCAAATGGTGTATCATCGGATGCCATTGTAGGAGCTTCAGCTACTGGAGCTGGCTCTGGAGCTGAAAAAACTTCTCCAGCATCGACACCTAACACACGATTTAATTTAGCTTTAAGTTCATCATATGTTTTATAGTTACTTGGATCAAGAAAATCCTGTAAGCTATAGAGTTTGTCATAGACTTCTGTAAGTCTGCCTTCATCGCCTTCAAATAAAGCTGCCGGTGAACTAAACTCTGATTTGTCATAGTTTACCCAACCCTCAACTTTTCTAATTTTAAGTTTGAAGTCAGCGCCTTCCCAAAAGTCATAAGGATTTACTGGTTCTTCATCAGCAAATTGTGGTTGCATAACATCCATGATTTTATCAAAGATCTTTTTACCAAATTTGTAAAGAAATACCTTACCCTCATTTTGTGGATTAGAAGGATCAGATACTACAAGAATATTTGATACATAATGTAGTCTTCTCTTTCTTTCCCTAGCAATTGCTTTATCCTCATCTCTTCCAGAGTTCCAAAGTACAGAGTTATGCTCCGATACTGGATCCTGCTGTCCAATAGATGTTAAGCTGTTTTCAATATACCATAAGCCAGTTGGGCCTTTGAAACCGTGGTCCCAATATCTTACCCAAGGTAAATCCTCACCTTCTTTTTGTGGTAAGAATCTAATTACGGCATAACCATTTCCAGCTTTATCTCTGGTTGGCTTCCAAAATCTATCATCCTCATATGAGTTATTAGATTCTGGTTTTGCTGTGGATACAGCTTCTGCTGCTTTTACGAGTTTGTCGATTGACGAGCCTCGCATGCTCTTTAGATTTTCTAGTGACATATTTTTCTCCATGTATTTACTGAATTATCCACTTTATCCATAATATAATATATTATTATACCATATTTCTATGGTTTTGTAAAGGTCTTTTTTAATAAATTTAAGCATTTATCTCGATTAAACCTTACGAATGGTTTGTATTTCATAATTTTTCGATAGATATCTGGCCAAATAATTGTGTCCGTAATCTTTTTATTTTCACGTTCTACAAATCCAGTCATTGAATTTAAGATGACAACTGTTTCTAAGAGTATCTCATCTTGCATCCAAAGCTTTATGATTAATGGATGATTATTATCTTCTGCTTCAAGAAGAGAATCAAATGACACATCCATATCACGTAATTTATTTATATCGTTTTCAAACTGATATGAGAGAGATTCCATAACTTTTTTATGTTCACGGTAGTATCTCTCTCCACCTTCATTAAGCATATCACCGACATACTTAACATCGTTTTTAAAGTTAGCAACATAGAATTCAGATAACTCTTTACCATATGTTTTAGCTAACTTGGCGAAAAAGAATTTATCTTTTCTCTTAAAGAACGAAGTTGGCTTTACTGAAGTTTTAAAATTATATTTAAGCGCATCATAGTTATCTGTTTCAAAATGTAACTTGATTGCATTATATAATTTGTAAGCTTCAAAAGGATCATTCATAGAGGAAGTTTATTTCCTCTCTTAGTTCTTATAAGATGAAGACTTGCAGCCTCTTCTTCTATTTTCTGCTTAAGAGAATCAGTAAGAAGTTTTTTCATATTACGATAATCTAAACCTCTTTCTTCTACTACATAAGCAGCAGCATCAATATAATTCATATTTCCTCTGGCTACAATATTCTCTACTGCTGCAGAGAATCTTTTTCTTGTCATTATTTTTTGTTTAATTGGATCTGTCTCAACCAACGAACTCTTCTCCTTCGTCCCAAGCACAACCTGTAAGGCCTCCAGCTTGTAACGCTTTTAATGTTCTTAATACTTCATTTGCATTTCGACCTGTGTCTAAAGCATTTACTGAAACATGTTGAACAATTGAATTCTTATCAATAATAAAAGTTGCTCTATAACAAACACCCTCTTCTTCATTGACAATACCTAATGCATGTGATAAACCCAATCCGCAATCAGCAGCAAGTGTATGATTAATATTACCTATCAATTCATTATCTTTTTTCCATGCTAATTTACAAAATTCATTATCACCACTAATACCAATCACATTGGCATGCTCTACTAAGATATCCATACCAGCAATTTCTGTTGGACAGATAAATGTAAAGTCTTTTGGATAGAAATAGATTACAGTCCAATCTTTTTTCAAAGGTTGATAACTTGCATCTACTCCAACTCTCACAAATTGATTATCTTTATCAATTCCCTGTAGTGAGAATTCAGGGAAGATTTCTCCTACTGTTAACATATTAAAATACCCTCATTAGTATACAGTCAGAATTAATTCTTCCTGTTGGTTTATTTATTTTAGTAGTAATCGTATCCCACACTTTCTCAATTTGCTTTTCAGTCTTATTAAGTATTTGTGGTAATACTTCATCAGGCTTTCTCAATGTTGCTTGTTTACTTAATTTCTCATCAAAGTTTTTGATTGATGTACCTGATACTTCGAATCCAGCTGTTGATTCAGTGACATATTGAATAAGTTTTTTATTCTTTCTGTTATAAACAAAGAGCTTGGCTTTTCCTGGTATCAGGATTGGTTGAATTGACGTAAGTTTAGCATCAATATCTTCTATACAATATTGTAGCTTTGCAACTTGCGCATCTGATGACTTTGGTTTCCTTGTACGTGGAGTTCTTGTTGCTTTAAACGAATCTCTTAATCTTTCAAGATCTTCAAATACAGTTTCAAACTGTTTCATAATCTTTCTTTTATTTCCTTTAGAGATATGTGAATAAGCTTCCACACATTGTTCGCATGTTTTATTGTAAGCATCTGATATATTCTGATACTCTTCATCTAATAAAGCTTTGAATATATTAATTGCATTACCTTTTAGACCATGCATTTTAAATCTATTGTATGCAGAAAACTTTTGTGTATAGTTTTCATTAAACCAACCTTCAACGATTTCACTATCCCAATCATGGTAAATCGTATCCATTACTTTTCTTCTTGTTCTTTCGGCTGGAGTAATAGTTACTGCTGTAGCTTTTTGAGCATCTTCAATCTTCTTTTCTTTTAGACCTTCTTTATATCTTTCTTGCATAAAAGCTTTAATATCTTCCATCTCAGCTTCTGAATATTTCCAACCACGATATAATAATTTAATCTTTTTATTTACTGACATAAACTTCCAGTCTTTTATTCTTTTAAGAACTGAAACTTTTTTCTTATCAAATCCCATATAATCTACAGCAAATTGTAATGTAGAAGGCATATAGTCTTTAGATTTATAAAAGTAATTATACCAACGAGCAGCTTCTGCCCATTGAGCACTAGTAAATTCTGATTCTTCTGTAAATAACGGCTCTGGACCCATATACTTATCGTCTAAACTTGGTCCTCTTTTCTTTATTTTAGCCATTGATTCCTCCTGTATTTGAACTTGAAGTATTTCCTGAATTAGTTGTTGGGAAAGAAGTACCAGACGTTGTAGTAATTATTTCTCCCTCTGGTACTTCTGTAAGTACTACTTGACCTGTAGCACAGCCTGTTAAGGCGACTAAGCCACTAATGATAAGGAGTTTGAAAGGTTGCGGCTTAGTCTTAAACATTTTTAATTCCGTCTACAAAGTTTTCAGCTGCAGCTTCTGCATAACTTAAAGCTTTATTTTCGTAAACTTCTCTCCTAGTAAGTTCATTATTAATTAACATTTCGATTCCAAATACACCATCATTTCTTTTAAATGTATCTGCTCTTCTATTATCACGTACATACGTGCTTAAATATTGATATGAATATTTTTTATCCAATTTAGTCATCTTTCCTCCAAAAATCTTTTTCCCATATTAAAGGTATATATTTATTCTGTCTACGTTCCTCACCAATTATAATTCCTACATATGTTGTAGTAATCATAAATAGTATAAACAAAAATCCAAATAATATATTCATTATATTCCTCCAAATAATATTAGTATAGTTCCAAGAATAAGTAATATCATAACTAATTTAAAAAAACCTACAATAATTGCTTCTATAATATCAAGCAATTTATGTAATAGATTCATTAGCCTCTCCTCATTTTTGATATATCTTCTGCTTCTTGTTGTGAAATAACTGGTACAGCATTAGATTTATGCATTGTTGCAATACCTTTTACTAAAGTACCTGTATAAACTGGATTTTCTCTACGAGTACAATCACCATTAATTTGATGATAATTACCACTCTTCATATAATCTTCCATAAGAGATTTATATTGTTTTGCTTGCTCAATTCTAAGCTTTTCAAGAGTAGAAAGTTGCTTTGGTTCTGATGATTTAAATGCTGGTGTCTTTTTTCTTACTGGATTAGCAGCATGTTTTTTTCTTTTTCTTCCAGTTGGATCGTATCTTAAAGATCCCATGTAAAAATTTGTCATTCCCATAATTAGATTATATTATACCATACTTTCTTACAAATGTAAACGGTTTTTTTCAATTAATTTAAAATAGATTGTTCTATTGATGGATGTACTGCTCTAGAATATGCATCAATAAGTTTATCTCCCTTAAGCTCTTCGCCAAAATAAACTATTGCTCCATCTTCAAGCGTTCTTTCAATAAGACCACTATTGAAACTTCTATCAACAACTCCCTTACCATCTTCTGTATCTTGTGGTCTATTATCATACCACATGCTATTAAGAGAATGAGCATGTATACCTGATACTCCTTTTGCCCATTCTTCTGCTTCTAATAGAAGTCTTTGTCTTTCTACTTTACTACTGAATTCTGTCATCTTTTGCTCCTCCTCTTTCAGCTTTTGCAATAAGTTGTTTTAATTTTAATTGCCACAGTAATTTAAAATCTGGATCTTGAGCTCGATCACGAGCTTCTCGTAATGCGATTACTTTTCTTGTTATATTATTCATACTCATCTTGACTCCTCATAGCTGAATAAGTTTCATAATATGATGTTCCTTCAAGGTATCTTTGAGTTTCTTTAGGAGAATAAAATCGATTCTCGTCTTTAAAACAATCAAGTCCACCTGGCGACTGATGTCCTGCTTTTTTAACAGTATTTGATAATTTATTATAATAGTTTTTTGGTCTACTATAAACTTTTTTTACAGTTTGTTTAAACTCATAATTTTCTTTTTCGGCTTTAAGTGCAGCCATTACTTCATCAAATGATTTACCCATGTTTTACTCCTATATAATCAAAATCAATCCATGTCATTTCAAATCTATTCATGATTCTTGTCATGACATAATTTTCAAATCCAAGTGTCCATAATATTTTATCAGATAAAAGCATCTGACAATTACATGGAGTTCTTGTTGCGACGTGTTCAAAATTCATAGTCATTATGCAACCTCCAAATCATGTAATGTTCCTTGAGCTAAACATGCAATATCAGATGTATATCTAATATCAGTTTTCTCAAATAGTTCAAATGCTCTTTGAGCATTCCATAAATCTCGTTTAGATGTACCACCAACATTAATGGTCCATTCAGTAGAATCTATATCAGGAGCTGAACCTTTCCAATCATATAGTGTAAAGACACCATAATCGGCATCGCCATCTTCTGTGGTAATTTGTGTTTCAATAACCCATTCCATAGTTACTTTACCATCAGCAGAACCTTTAAGAGGCTCGCCAAACATTTCAATAAGTTGCTGTGTAGTTACATCTTCAATGTAACCTTGTAGAGAAGTACCATTTGCTGATGTAGCATCGGTACACGGTATATACATTATTTTATCTTGCATTAGTCACTCCTTCAAAAAAATAATCTTCTTCACGGATATCCCATTTTTCCATGACTTGATCAATAATACGATTCTCAAAACCAATTCTGTATAATATGCTTTCAATAAAAGTCATTGGCACATTATGAGGAATTGTTGTTGCGATATGTTCAAAATTCATCATTAACTTTATCATTATTGTGGACCCTCCGGTAATTCTTCAAATCTTTTATTTACAAGATTTTCAATAACTTTATTTCTATCAGTTAGTGCAACTCTTTCATCCCAAGAATCGCAAACACCTGGTTTCATTCCACCTTCTAGTTCTCTTAAAATAGAACCTGTGCTCATTTCTGAGACCTCGTCAAAAAGTCTTTCGAGGATTTGTTCGTTTATGTGATTACTCATTATATTCTCCTTATCAATTTATACGTTAATTATACCACAGTTCGACGTAAATGTAAACTGTTTTGGTGAAAAAAGTTGAAAAAACTTGACACTCTTATCACCTTTCATTTTTTTACCAGACAAAATTTCTCCACGGTTCATAACAACCATCACAACCTATTGAGCTGTTATCACAACCACGATTGTCATCAAATATTTCAAGATTAATTTCATCAAAAATATCTTTTGTAAGTTTTACC